ATACTCAAGAGCTGGTAAGTAATGGATGCGATATCCTATACGTTTTCCAGACGAGCACCCAGATGATCCAAGAATATACATTCCAAACATTGAGTTTTACATAACTAATGTTTGCAATTTAACATGTCCACAGTGCAATAGATTCAATGACTACGACTTCAAAGGTTGGCAACGTTGGAGTGACTATGAATCTCAGTACACTGAGTGGGCCACAAAAGTCCGACTGCAACGAGTCACTATATTAGGTGGTGAGCCACTGTTAAATCCAACCATATGCGACTGGATCATTGGACTCAATCGCTTGTGGGGCAAAAAAGTAAACGTACTGACCAATGGCACTCGCCTGAATCATGTGCCTGGTCTGTATGAAGCACTGTTAAACTACCGAGAAGAAGATGGTAATTGGATAGGTGTCAGTGTGCATAACATCAATGATTTACCACAGTACTTTGAAGAGATACGCAAGTTTCTCAGAGGCGATATAACATTTTACGAAGGCAAAGAGGCACTCAAGTCCGATGGCACCAGAGCAACCTGGGGTGCAGACTATGCGTTTGTTGACAGCAACGGTGTGCATGTACACGTTTGGGTGTACACCGAGTTTAGTAAATCAGCCATAGTGACCAATGATCAAGGACAACTCACACTGCATCAAAGTGACCCTATTGTGGCACACGAAAACTGTGGTTTTCAAAAGTTTCAAAGTTATCATTTTATCTGGGCCAAGTTGTACAAATGTGGTCCAGCCGGACTGTTGCCAGAATTTGATAAGCAATATCCTCTTGATCTGTCCGAGCACGACCGTTTCTTGCTAAGTGGATTACGCAGATACAAACCACTTACAATTGACGAGTTTGACACCCGGGGTCAACAATTCATTGATAGAATTGATGATCCCGTTGAACAGTGCAAGTTTTGCCCAGAAAATGTAGATGCACACACTATAGTGTCGTTTAACAAAGCAAAGAATTCAACCAGTACATTTAACATTAAAGCAGATTCGATTAAGACCATAAATATAAACAACGGAGTTTATGATGGCAATTGAAGAACAATCAAGTCTTGACACACTGAAACAAAATCTCATTGAATATGTGCAGTTACAACTGGCTTCACAGATCATTGATATTGAACTGGATGCAGAGCATTACGAAGCTGCCTATCAAAAAACAATAGGTGTGTATCGCCAACGTGCTCAGGGTGCGTATGAAGAAAGCTATACCTTTATGGAGTTGGTCCGGGACGTAAACATCTATACCTTACCCCAAGAAACCATACAGGTTCGTCAGATTTTTCGTAGAACGTTTGGTGATGCAGCCGGGCCGTTTTCGTCAAACTTTGATCCGTTCAGCCAGGCCAGTGTTAATGTTTATCTAATGAATTTCAATGTGGCAGGCGGCTTGGCCACTTATGACTTCTACAGCCAGTATGTTGAACTGGCCGCTCGCATGTTCGGCGGCTACATGAACTACACATGGAATCCTGTCACTAAGAAATTACAGATTATCCGCGACCCAAAAGGCACTGGCGAAAATGTGCTGTTATGGACCTACAATCTCAAACCCGAATTCAACCTGCTGAGTGACTTTCAAATCAGCCAATGGATACGTGATTACATGGTGGCCAACTGTAAAATGATCATTGGTGAAGCACGTGAGAAATTCGGTACCATTGCTGGCCCACAGGGCGGCGGAACCTTAAACGGTGCCGCAATGAAAAGCGAAGCCACAGCACAAATGGATCTATTATTAACCGATCTCAAGAACTATGTGGATGGTTCACAACCATTGAGTTGGGTGATTGGGTAAGGGCTTTCTTAGACAACTGTTAGAGCCGGTAGTATTGTCCAGATACGTGATCGGCACTTCTATTTAGTTGACAAAATCTATTTTTATTGTTATAATTTAAAAATGGATGCTATGATCGATATTGAGGGGCTTGCAACAGGCCCAGATACTACTATTTTAACAATAGCTTGTCAAACTTTTGACCCGCTGGGTAATGGATGGTATGAGCACAAGTTTTATGCTCGAATAACGTTAGAAAGCCAACCTGATCGCAGTATCGATCAAGGAACCCTTGAATGGTGGGCAATGCAACCAGCAGAAGCGCGAGACGAAGCCTTTAACGAAGAAGGACGAATGCCTTTAGATCAAGCATTAACAGAATTACACAAACTTTGCTGGAAATGTAATCGTATTTGGATGAACGGGCCCACGTATGATGCTAACATCCTCGAGCATGCCTACAAAAGCTATGGGATGGGCTTACCGTGGCAGTTTTATAAAATTAGAGACACAAGAACCATTTACAGCTTGTGGCCAGGCCAGCCTATCCCGCCTACAAGTCATCATGCGTTAGAAGATTGTCGTAGACAAATTGGCATGTTGCAAAACACACTAAAACATCTTAATGTTCGGGAGTTAAAATGATCATTGGAGTATGCGGATTTATTTCAAGCGGTAAAGATACAGTAGCAGACTACCTGGTGAATTTCCACGAATACAGGCGTGAAAGTTTTGCCAACAGCCTTAAAGATGCAGTGGCACAGGTGTTTGGGTGGGATCGTACTCTGCTAGAAGGGCAAACAGCACAGGCCCGTGAATGGAGAGAACAGGTGGATGCCTGGTGGGCTGAACGTTTAAATATGCCTGAACTGACACCACGACTGATGCTACAGTTGTGGGGAACAGAAGTGTGTCGGGTGGGATTCCATGATGATATTTGGATTGCCAGTTTAGAAAACAAACTGAGAACTAGCCAAGATAACATTGTAATATCTGATTGCCGGTTTCCTAACGAAATTAAATCATTGCGAGCTGCTGGTGGTATCATTGTCTGCATCGAGCGCGGCGTCCAGCCGCACTGGTCCACCATTGCTGCCAAAGCAAATCTGGGCGATACCAAAGCACGGGCCTGGCTAAAGGCGGAAGGTATCCATGTTAGCGAAACAGCTTGGGTTGGCACTGACTTTGATTTTGTGTTGTACAACAACGCCGACATTGACTCACTGTATAAACAAATACAAACTGTTATAAATCAGGTACCAGGTCGCCTGGCCGCCAGGGCAAATCAGACTTCTTGATCTCAACCGTGCAGTTTAAACACACTGTTTTCAAATTGTTAACACCGGTATTGTGCAAGTTGCCATCCACGTGATACACTGACGTTTGCGCAGAGTACTTGGATTTAAAGCCACATCTGTCACATGTGGCTTTTTTCTTATAGCCGGTTGATTGCCAACGAGCCACCGGAGGCTTCACTCGACGTTGTTTCTTGATACAGTGGTCACAGCGTGTTCTATAGTGCGGCACACCATCTGAATGATAGTTCACAGCACACGATCTTTGATTACAGGCAGGGCATACAGGTCTTTGCATGGATTATTTATTACAAAAAACTTTGAAAACCTTTGCAAAGGGCCGAATGATCGTGTTTTTTCTGCATAGGTGCTAAATATTAAAACTTAGAAAAAGGATTTAACCATGGCATTAGTATCCCCAGGCGTAGAAGTAACGATTATTGACGAAAGTCAATATATCCCTGCTGCTACCAATTCAGTACCATACATTTTAATAGCAACAGCACAGAACAAAACCAGTGCCGCTGGAGTTGGCGTTGCACCAGGAACGCTGGAAGCCAATGCTAACCGTGTTTATTTGATGACCAGTCAGCGAGATTTGGCCGCTACTTTTGGCAATCCATTCTTCTACAAGACCACTGCTGGCACTCCAATCAACGGTTACGAACTAAACGAGTACGGCTTGTTGGCAGCATACTCTGCACTGGGCGTGAGCAATCGTTGCTATGTTCAACGTGTGGACATTGATTTGACAGAACTAACAGCATCGCTATCACGCCCGCTAGGTGCTCCCAACAACAATACCTATTGGCTAGACACTGCAAACACTGAATGGGGCATTTTCCAATGGAATATCACAACCGGTGTGTTCACTGTTCAAACTCCTATTGTGATTACCAGTACACTACAGTTAGAAACTGGCACAACAGTTCCATTACAAACAGTTGGCAGCATTGGTGATTATGCTGTCACTGCAACCAGCACATTTAATCCAGGCTACTACAAACGTGGTGGCCCAACATCTGCACAGACCAGTGCTACAGAGTTGTCAGATTTGTACAATACCTGGGTAATAATTGGCAGCGACGAATGGAAAACTGCTTGGCCCACAGTGAGCGGTACACTAGCGCCAACCACGTTGACAGCCGCGCAAACTTTCTCTGTTAATGATGTAACAATCACAGTTCCTGCATCGCCCAACAACACAGTGGATGGTATTTCTACTGCTATTAACACTGCAGCCATCACTGGTGTTTATGCAGCCAACATCGGCGGCAAACTGTACATCTATGCTGATTCCACTGCCACAAACGACGGCAGCACAGCTGAGGGCAACGGTGTGGTTTCGATAGAAAACATATCTGGCACTGCGCTGACAACATTGGGCATCACAGCAGAC